AACGCCGTGCCAATACTCGCGGCTGTCGTTCCGCCAGCCCCGGCGAGAGCGCTCGCGCCGCCGCCGCCCGGAGCAGCAGAGGCTCCGGCTGACGACAGAGTGGGTGGGAGATTTGTTCCGACGTTGACCCAGCTTAATAGGCCCGGATTGCCTGTTGTCGCCGCGGTAGCCGCGCCGCCGGTTCCGACCGACCAGTAGACGATTTGGCCAGCGGCGACTGTAAGGCCGAAGCTCCCAGCGTAAGCGCCGCCGCCGCCGCTCGCCGTGACCGCGCCGTTGGGTCCTTTATTGCCGGAGCCGCCGCCGGCGTAGGCTTCGACATCAACTGCATAAGCGCCAGCCGGCGCGACGACGCTGCCGGCTCCGGTTGCGGTGACGATAACGCGGGTCATGCGTTACGACGACGCGCATTCAAAAATGCTGCGGCGCGATTCCATCCGCTCTAACCAGCGCTCTAGCGGCCGGCAGCCCTTGCCGACGCATTTGAGACACATCGGCGCGTCGCAACAGGTGCACCAGGCCCCGATCGCGCCATCCGTCGCCGACTTGAACGGCGGCTTGTCGACGACCGTCGAGCAATGGCAACAGGTGAAAGTGTCGGTCTCCTGCGGCTTGGCGAACGCCGGATCCGTGATGATGCTATAGCCCCTCGCTTTTCGCATGGTCACGATCCCATTTGAACCGGGTGTAGTCAGCGAACGCGGCCTTGTTCCATCCGGTCTGATTGTCACAGAACGGGAAGACGAAGCCCTCGCCGTTGTAGGAATGGTTCCAGGCTTTCGCGTCCGCATCGATCACGACAGGACCGTTCGGGCTGCGCATCGCGAGCTTGGTGTTGCTACAAACGACGCGAGTGTCCGTCGCGTTGGCTGCGTTGTTTGAATTGCCGACCTCATTGGACGTTGCATTGGGGTCGAGCGGATCGCTTGCGACGACAAAGGACTGCGTCGGTACATACCCCTTGTCGTTTTCGGTGAGACGTCCACGCACTTGCTCGATGGCTGGCGCGCCGCAGAATTTGCAAGGTCTCATAGGTCGTCGTACTCCATGCCGAACAGGACGTTCGTCGCATAGGTTGGCGACAGCGCCAGGAGCGCCAGACCGACGAGGTTGGTCGCCGCCCATTGCAGCATGGCGTCGGTGTCCTGCGCCGCCCATTGCATTGAGGCGCGCTGATTGAGCGAGCGCGAGAAGATCGGCAGCGTGTAAGTGCCTTCGGCTGTGTAGGCGTTGTGGGCAACCATGCGCGAGGCGACGTCGGCCGGGTTGATCGGATTGGGCGTGAATACGGTGCTCGTGCCGTCTGCGGTAGCGCGCTGCACGTTGTAGACGATCTGGCAGTCGGTTGCGTTCGGGGCTCCGTCCGGGCCCATCTGCAGCGCGACGGCGCGTCCGCGGCACAGTGTCGCGGTTGCCGACCACACCTGCACTTGCGTTTTGAATGTGGTCGTCAATGCTTGCTGGGCGTTCGTCATGCGATTATCGACGTGGAATCGAGCCATGGTCTTCTCCTTTGGTTATTTCTTACCGCCTTGGTGGAGCGCCAATTTTGACGCCTGCTCTTGCTGCTTTGCTTCGGCCTGAGCGATTTCGCGTCTCTGGATGTTCGCCTGAATGCCTTCGGGATCGGTGATGTCCAAATGCTCGACCGCTTCGATCGGCGACAGCATGCCGGTCTTCAGCATGTCGAAGATGAGGCCCTTGGCCTCCGACGAGAACGCCGGCGACGAACTGTGCTCGTCGACCGTCAGCGTTATGTCGTCGGGCAGGTCTTCGTAGCTGAAATAGACAGGAACGAGGCCTTTGGCCGGTGGCGTCAGCAGCAGCGCTTCGTCGGGCGCCGACACGTTCTGCGCGCCGGCTTCCGCCTCGGGAACCCAGGCGACGAGCTTCTTGGCGATGTGAGCGCGCGACAGATCCAGCGTCAGCGCGCCCATGTGCTCGACGTCGCGCTCGATCAGTAGCGCTCTGTCTTTGAAGCGCGGCGAGAACATGCGGATCAGCGTGTCGGCGTGAGCGCCGGAGCGCACGCCCTTTTCGCCGTGGCCCTTGGCGATCGGCGGCACGCCCATCATCTCGTCGAACATCCGCTCGTATTCGTGCAGCGACGCCCACAGGTCCTGCGGGATTTCGGTGCGATCCTTCTCGATTTTGGCGTTGGGGTTGGTCTCGGTGTAGTAGCCGCCCGGCTTCTTGTAGCGCGACAACGCCACTTGGTTGACGCCGGTCGAGCCGACGAACCGCGTCGTCGGGTCTTCCTGCATCCGCAGCATCTTGTTGGTGCCGGTCAGCCGCGCGTTGATCGCTTCTTGCAGATAGACCAGCCGTTGCACCTCGGACGCGCCCCAGAAATAGGTCGGCACCGGGTTCGGGCAGAACGTCGAATAGGGGTGGTCGCCCTTCAGGCACGGCGCCGAAGTCTGCGTCGAGGGGTCCCACGCCAGCGCGTTCTGCGTCGTGTAGCGGCCCATGACGAGCGCGTCGTCGCCGAAGCCCTGGAACGTCGCCCAATCGTCGCGCTCGTCGTCCCAGATCCACGTCTCGTCGAGCTCGATCAGGCTGTGCTCGACGGCGGGGTCGAGCTGCGGTTGCGGCCGCCCCATCCAGTCGACCAGACCGCGCGTCGGGTTGTTGTTCTGTCCCGCCGCTTGCAGCGGATACAGACCGCCGACGACGATGTTCATCGCTGTGCCGCGCGTGTCGGTCAGGCCGCCCGACGCTTCGCGGGTGTAGGCTTTCGCCTTCTTCATCAGGTCGTTCTTGTCGGGGTGGTTCTTCACCAGGCCGAGGAACTGGTCGGGCGTGATCAGCATCTTGTGGTTGAAGGCGCCCATGTTCTCGTCGAGCTTGTCGTGGTTCTCGCGCAGCACGCCGAAGTCCTCGGGCTGCACCAGCCACGTCGACATGCGCCCGCCGGCGAAGCTCTGCTTGATGAGCCCCTTGCCGCGCACCAGGCCGATGTTGACCGCCTGGCTCAGCATCGAGTCGGCGTCGCAGCGCCGGTACTGGTTGCGGATGTGCGCCGCCGCCGCGCGCCCCTTGGCCTCGTTGATCACGGAAGGATAGTCGGGGTCGCCGATGTGGAAGCGCAGAGAAACGGGGCTGAACAGCAGGGACTCGAGGTCGTCGAGCGACACCCACAGCTTGTTGTACATCGCCGGCGTCGAAGGGTCCGCCGAGCCGGTGTCGACGTAGTTCTGGTAGAACACGCCGCGGTTCATGCGCGCCTGGCGCGACGACATGCAATGCGAAGCGGTTTCGCGGACGAACTGTGTCAGGCGCTTGGCTTCGCGAGGTATCCTCATTTCTATACCATCCTATAGTATTGAAATGCTTCTTGTTTTTCGCACGTTATATTGACATGCGCTTCGGGTCCAGCGTAGTCTCGCTATTCGTAGGGGTGAGGCTAGTCTCTTCCCTCTCGTCAACAAGGAGACTCCCATGGCACGTCACAAGGGTCGCAAGAAGGGTCGCAAGGGCAGCCGGATGTAATTCCGAGCCCGTTCCATGACAGGGGCGGAGCGTTCGCGCGCTCCGCCCACCATTTGAGGTCCGCTTGATGCCCATGCCCATGCCGATGCCCGGCGCTCCGAGTCCCCCGCCACAGGCGGGCGTGGCCGGTCCGGCGTCTGCGCCCGGTCCGATGAAGGGCGCGGTGGCGGGCGGCGCGGAGAAATTGAAGCTGGGGCTGAAGGCGCTTCAGGAAGCGCTGCCGTCGCTGCCGATGGGTTCGTCGATCCACACCGCCGTTCTCAAAGCTTTGACCGACATCGGCAAAGCGGTCGAGAAGGAAGGCGGCGGCAAGGGCGATCCCGGCGCGATGATCCAGCAGCTCGTCGAGATGGCCCGCAACGCCAAACAGTCCGGCGCGCCGGCCCCGCAGATGCCCGGCGCCGGCGGCGCTCCGCCTCCGCCTGGCATGGGCGCAGGACCACCAATGCCCCCGATGGGCGGTTGAGAGGGATTACACAGATGACGAGCGGAAAATTCCCCAAGGCCTACACTTCGGACGTCGCCGTCGATCGCGGCATGCTCGAATATGTCGAGTTCGACAAGATGGGCATCGGCGCCCGGCCGTCCGGCCAGCCGAAAGGCTCGGTCAACGACATCAAGTCGCTGGAGCATGTCGGCAAGGACGGCTCGCGCGGCTCGGCGGCGAGGGCGAAGTAAGATGGCCGAGGCCACCCAAGCCCAGATCCGCGCCCAGGAGCTGCTCGAACAGCTCTGGCTCGACGGCGACATTGGCGAGAAGATCCGCAAGGCCGCCAAGGCAAAATTCCCCGACGCCAAGATTCTCGACGACACCGTCGCCCCGTTCGTCGCGCCGCTGAAGGCCGAGAACGCCGCGCTCAAGGAGCGCCTCGACAAGATGGAAGCCGATCGCGCCGCCGAGCGCGAGGCGGCCGAGAAGCATTCGGCTCAGACCAATCTCGAATCCGCTCTCGCTCGAGCGCGTCAGGACTACAACCTGACCGACGAGGGCTTCGACAAGATGGTCGCGCGGATGAAGGAGACCGGCAATTACGCCGACGCCGACGCCGCGGCGGCCTGGGTCGCCTCCAAGACGCCGCCGGCCGCGCCGGCCGGGCCGACGTGGCGGTCTCAGGATCTCAACCTGTTCGGCTCGAAGGACAAGGACGAGGCGCTGGCGAAGCTGCACCGCGATCCCGTCGGCTTCCAGGACGATCAGATCGAAGAGTTTCTGCGCAACCCGGACCAGTTCACGCGGGAGACGCTGGGCGCTCAATGAGCTTTGTCGGTCGCAGCGCCTTCGTTGAACAGATCGTCGAGCGGGGTTGCGATCGGCATGAGCGCGTAACCGGCTTCAC